TCTGCACAGTAACGGCAGGAACGGCGACGGTTAGCACCGCGGGATCTCTAGCCCTTAGTCAGTACGAAGGCGGGCAGTTATATTTTAATACTACGAGCGCCGCGCTATTTTTCGATATCGTTCAGAGCAGCGGTATGACTAACCCGATGACTACTACAGGCGATACAATTTACTCATCTAGCGGAACAACTCCCGCCCGTTTAGGTATTGGAAGCGCTAATCAAGCATTAGGCGTATCAGGCGGAATTCCTGCTTGGCAAGCGTCTAGTAAATCTACACTTACAACTACAGGCGATACCATTTACGCCTCCGCTGCTAATACACTCTCTCGTTTAGGTATTGGCTCTACCGGACAAGTTTTAACTGTAGCCTCAGGAATACCAAGTTGGGCCACGCCTGCAGGTGGTTCAATGACTTCCTTGGCAACAGGAACATTTTCAGGAGCCACGACTAGCATTTCTAGCATATCAGGAAGTTATAAACATTTAGTTTTATGGGTTACAGATCAATACGGGTCAGGTGCAAATAAAATATATATGCAATTTAATACCGACACGGGATCAAACTATACAGGCCAAAAAATTAACGGTAACGCTACTCCAACCGTAGAAAGTCAGTCTGGTACTTTAATTCAAACAGGCAACGGTATTCTCACTACATCAAATGGTGATGGTTATATGCTTCTCGTGCTTCCATTTTATTCGACTACGGCTTCAGCGAAACATTTTGACTGGTGGTGGGATAGACAGGGTTCAAGTAATGCTAATGAGTATATTTATGGCACTTGGAACGGAACGGCGGCAATAACTTCTATTGAGTTTAAACTAGAATCAGCAAGTACATTTTCAGGCGGCGCATATACACTATACGGAGTAAATTAAAATGGTAACTAGACCAATAATTAACGATCACAACACGACGACAAACGAAATAACTTTCCGAGAAATGAACGATACAGAGTTGGCACAATACGAAAAAGATATGGCTGTAGGTGAGGCAAAAAATATAGCGTTGGCCAAAATCGCTACCGATAAAGCAGCCCTACTAGCCAAACTTGGCATAACTGCCGATGAAGCCAAATTGCTACTGAGTTAGTGAACTCTTATAACGGCTGGCCTGCTTCGAAGGATCCGGCGGAAATAGGCGTTAAGTCTTTTTCGGTTTCGGGAACGGCGATAAAACTGCGCTGCGCGGAAAAAGTAGCGCCTCTTTTATTAGGCTTCGCGGCGGATTTTAATAATTTAATAGAGCCGATCGACGCCGGGGCCTTAGATGATTGGGGATACTGTTATAGAGAAGTTCGGGGCGTACCGGGTAAGTTATCAAACCATAGTTCGGGCACAGCAATAGACCTCAATTCTACTCGACATCGACTCGGAGAGGTCGGAACTTTCGAACTCGCTAAAGTTCCGATGATTCGCGCGCTCGCTAAAAAATACGGTTTATTCTGGGGAGGCGACTACCGGAATCGTAAAGATGAAATGCACTTCGAGATCAGCGTTAGCCCGGCCAAGGCGGTCGAGTTAATTAAGAAACTAGAGGGAGAAAATATATGAACGCAGAACTAAAAGCGGCGGCCTTGTCGTATCTTCGGGCGGCGCTATCTTCGGCGGCGGCTTTACTTATCTCGGGTATAACGGATCCTAAAATCTTAATAAACGCGCTACTCGCGGGGCTTCTCGCTCCGATACTGCGAGCCGCTAACCCTAAAGATAACGCTTACGGTTTAGGTTCTAAATAATGGAGGCTCAGGCATGGGTCGCGCTAGCCGTAGGGGTTTTCGCGATCCTGTCTGGGCTTTACGCAGTAACGAAGGTAGTAATCCGGTCGATTATGGCCGAAATAGGCCCGGAGGCTAACGGTAAAAGCCTAAAAGAGCAGGTTAATCGCCTAGAGGCGCGGCTAGATCATATTTATACGATACTCCTAGAAAGATAAATCGTTATAGAACCGTTACCTAAATCCGCTTTACTTGTCGGGGCTTAGGCGTATTCTTTTCTTATCTAGGCGGCCTCGTCTAGATTACGAAAGGTTTTAAAATGTCTAAAATGGGAAATCTGTTTTTAGAACTATCAGAAAAGTTAGAAAAAGAATCCTCAGCCTTTAAAGAGGCTTTAGAATGTGGTTGCGAAGTCTGCGAAGATCAGACTTACGAAGATATCCAGACGGCCTTTGAGGAATATAGTAAGGCGAATGGCTTTTATAAGTCGGTTTCTAAATGCTAGCCTTCCTTGCTAATTTATCGACGCCTATCTGGTTTCTTATTATCCTGGGTTTTTTCTGGGGCCTTACCGCTTTCGGCTATTTTCTAGGAATAGAAGTAGGTCAGGAACGCGGCTTTAAACTAGGTTACTCTCGCGGAAAACTCGTAGGAACTCAGGAAACTAATTACTTTTATGCCGTCGGAGCCGGATATCGCTATAACCCGCAGACCGACGAATATCGCCGGGACGGAGAAGTAAATGCCTGATAAAAAAATCTCCTCTAACTCGGTAGTAATAGGAATCCGCCGAACCTCGATCCGGGCCGCGATTAAGGTCTATCCCGAAACAGGATCTCTTCGACTAAAGATATACGAGTTACTCGTTAGGGCAGGCAGTCGAGGCGCTACGGATCAGGAAATAGAGTCGATTCTCGGTATCTCGGGTAACTCGGTCAGGCCGCTTCGCGGATCTCTAGAGAAGCAGGGTTTTATTATCGACTCGGGAACTACTCGGCAGAATACGAACGGAAATCTCTGTATCGTCTGGAGAGCAGTCGAGGAAGGAATGTTACTATGAGTAATTTTAATATAGATCCGGCTTATACCGAAGTCGCCGAACGCATGAAAATAGCCCGGGAACTCTGGCCGGCCTGTATCTTTCGGCCCGTCGATCCGCTTAATCCTTATCAGGTCGTAACGGTTAAAGACCTAAGTTATGTCGTCTATTCCGCCGCTTTATATCGCGACCCGGAGGATTTACTTCCCGCGATCGGTACGGCCTGGGAAGAGATACCGGGCCGGACGCCTTATACGAAAGGTTCCGAACTTATGAACGCGGAAACTTCCGCCTGGGGTCGCGCCTGTATCGCCGCAGGTATCCCGTCTAAGAAGATAGCGAGTTTCGAAGAAGTACGAAACAGACAGGAATCTAAAGAAAAGCCGGCTACCGTTTCTCCGGTCCCTCCCGTCGAATGGGATCCCTGGGCCGCTCCTCTATCGGAAACGGCTCCGCTAGGTATTACTCTCGACGCCTGGAACTGTATTCACGGCGCTAGGAAAGAGATAGAAGGCGAAAAGAACGGACGAGCCTATTTCGGTATGGGTTGCCCTAAAACTCTTAATAGCGGCGAGCAGTGCTCTACTAACTGGTTCTCCCTTAACGCCGAAGGTAAATGGATTCCCCGTCTAGAGGCCGTTAAATGAGTTTCGTCGAATCTATCAACCCTAAAACGCGAATAAAAACCGTATTCGTAGACGACCAGATAATTTATATTCCTGTCGATCTCTGCGATAAATGCGACGACTGGAAAGACTTACACTCAGGCTATTTTCAGCCGGGAATCGCAGGCGAGAAATTATTATGGTTCTGCGGTGACTGTAAATGAGCGTCTTATTCGAATCCGGCGAGTTTAACGACTGCCATTACTGCGATAAAAGTAAGCCGACTTTAGGCGGAGCGGCGGTAACGGGCTATCGCGGAATCGTTCTCTGGTACTGCGCCGACTGCTATCTATCGGTGTTAGGGAGGACTAATGCCTGAGATAGATTATTTCGCGGAGCCTACCCTCTTCGGCGACGACGAGGATTATATCGCCGATCTCTTCGACCGGTTTATTATGCCGCCTTACTCCGTCCTAGACAGGAAACAGGGTTCTTGGATACGAAGAAAAAAACAGTGGTTAGCGCTAGGAATTAAATCCGAATTAGGTCGATCCGAGAATCTTATCTGGGCTCCGGTAGGAGATAATCCTTCCGACATGGTTCAGCGCATGCGCGGCGTAGTCGAAGGGACTTCCGTCTTCGATCCGGTTATCGTCGAGTTAGCCGTTCGCTGGTATTCCGCGCCGGGAGGAACGGTACTCGATCCCTTCGCCGGAGGTTCGGTTCGGGGAATCGTCGCGAGTCTACTCGGAAGGAATTACCTCGGTATAGATCTTCGAGCCGATCAGATAGAGGCGAACAGAGAGCAGGGTTCTATCGCTTCGCTAGAGTTTCCGCCTATCTGGGTCGCCGGGGATTCGGAGAAGGTTCTCGACGGCGTACAGCCGGAGTCGGTCGATTTAGTCTTTTCCTGTCCTCCGTACTTCGATCTAGAAGTTTATTCCGACGACCCCGACGACCTTTCGAATATGGATTGGGAGTCCTTTCTTACGAGTTATTACGAAATTATTAGGAAAGCGGCGAAGGCGTTAAAAGAGGATCGTTTCGTCGTCTGGGTTATCGGCGAGGTCCGGGATAAGAAAGGTTTTATCCGAGGTCTTATACCGGAAACGATTACCGCCTTTCGGGAAGCGGGACTTTATTACTATAATAACGGGATAACGCTAGACCCGCAGGCTACGGCGGCTCTTAGGGCTAACCGTTTCTTTAATTCAGGTAGAAAGTTAGTTACGGTTCATCAGCATTTTATGGTATTCGTAAAAGGCGACCCGAAGAAGGCGACCGATTACTGTAAAGCCGGAGAAGAAGATGACGAATCCGACTCCCTCGACTAGCGCCGTTATTCGCTGTTCCTGCGGATCCTGGATTATTGCCGGTCTTCCCTGCGCCGTTTGCGATATCTTAGAAACGAGAAAGCGATGACTCCCGAGGCCTATCTATCTCTAGTCTTAGGAATCTTACTAGGACGATTACTCTCGCTCTGGTTAGATAGATGACTAATACTTATCCCCAGAAGTTATCCCCAGGCGTCCCCAGTCTGTTAAGACTCGCCCAAGACTCCGTTAATAACGAGTCAATACGAAGAGGTCGGGTACGCTCCGACCCGGTACGCTGGGCCGCAAGGTTAGCCCGAAGCGTTATCGGATCGGTGCTATCGGCCGTTCTGTGCTTAATGCCTGCGGCCTCTTATGCCGATACTAATAAGGTTAATAAAATGCAGATATATGCAGGACACTTATTAACGCCTCTAGAGTTCTCTTCTGCTCTCGTTCTCTGGACTAAAGAATCTAACTGGAATCCTAAAGCGAAGAACGGTAGTCATTACGGTATATGTCAGGGACGCAGTAAATACCTAAAGGATAAGGATTATAAAGTACAGATACGATGGTGTATCGGTTACGCTAGATCTCGTTACGGATCTATAACAAAGGCTTTAGAGTTCTGGAAGGTTCATCGATGGCATTAAACCGTAAGAGCATGGGTACTTATCAGTGGAAGCAACAGAGATTGAGGGTACTTAGGCGCGATAATTTCGTCTGCGCTTACTGCGGCGGAGAAGCCACTGCGGTCGATCACATCGTAGCCGCCGTTCGTGGAGGAGATGACTCGTTAGAGAACCTCACGGCCGTCTGCAAGCCTTGTAACAGTCGTAAGGGGGCTCGTGGCGTTTTTTTAGGGGACACGTCTAC